TAGCTGCCCGCGTCGGCAACCACTGTGCCTTTGACGTAGCTGGCAGTCACCCCGAGCGGCGTGTAGTAGCGCGAGGCTGGTGAACCTGTGAAATCGTACCGCAGCACGTCACTCAGGTTGCAGGAGGTAACTTGCCCCGTGAAATCACCAACGCCGTCGGTGTACGTGTTGACTACTGCTGACGTGCTCGTCACACGAACGTATTGCGCCTTCTGATCGCCTTGGCCTTCGTGCCACACGATATACAGCGTCTCGCCTGGCGACGGCGGCGCAGTGCCGGGGCGCGAGAACAACTGAATATTGCTTTGCCCGGTGATGTGATTGTCCAGCAGGTAATGCCCAATCACTGATGCGGAATTAAGGTAACTCTCCACCCGGTTGGCCGCGTCGGCGCGGGTGTCGCTGATCGACCCAGTGCTGAAAATCGTGGCCGACACGTTGGTATCGGTCGGGCCTGCATCAATGATGGCGCGGGCACCCAGGTACTTGTCGCGCGTGTTGGTCAGGATTGCGCAGTACCCTTTGCGTAGGCTGATGCGCCCGTACACCCGGTCCAGGTTCGACACGTCATCGAACATGTTGTTGTCCACGCCGTCCTGAATGACAGTACCTGTCATGCGGCCCCCGCCATCCACGGTATCGGCCATGCGGGCGCTGGCCAGGAGTTTGATGTCGGTAGTAGTGATGGTCATTGCTTAAATCTCCATGAATCGAAGCGTTGTGCGATACCAATCGTTCGCATCGTCATCGTTGTATTGCACGACAGGGGTTGCCTCGATGGGGCTCCCGTCCTGATGCCGAAAGATCACGTCTCGACTCACGCCTTTGAGAGTAAGCTGCATCACCCTTCCGGGTACAACGGCCAGATTTCGGAGCGCGGCGACCACGCTGTGCGCCATCCATGCGCTGTCGTCATCCCCAGGCTCAAGCGTGATGGGGCGCCCACCGATGCGCTCGGCGCTGCTGACTATGAGCGCGCCCGTGATAGTCCGCTGGCTGGTCTGTTCGACCGGGAACCAGTTGCGCTCATCCGACCAGTAAAGATCGGGGTGCAGCGTGATCGTGGTTGCAAGGTATGTCAGTGAGATAGTCATGTTGCTCGCTGGGACGCGCTCTCAATTTGTCGCAGGGTCGCGACGAGGGTATCGGCATCCTCTTGCGAGGCAACGCCTATGATCTGACTGCGACCGCCGATATTGATGGTCACGGTTTTGTTCGACGAGCCGCCCGACGACTTGTCGGTGCTCGGGGTTGTCACACCGTTGCGCGCGTCCTGCAGCGCCTTGTTCTTCTTAAACTCGGGTGTCGCCTCCAGCGCGGTTTTCTTCTTCTCGGCGAGCACTGCATCGCTGATGTCTTTGTTGAACTTGTTGTTCATGAAGAAGCCGTAGCCAGGCTGCACGTATTTCTTGTCCGTCACGTCCTGTGCGAACTTCATTGCGAGCTCGTCGCTGCCGCCAGCCTCTTTCACTTTGTTGTAGGCGCCCAAGCCGTTCGGCGACCCAGCAGTCAGCCGCTGACCATTCTTGTCGAGCACGAAGCCGTCTTTATCGACATTCGCCTCCTTGCGCTTGAACTCGGCCAACTTCTCGCGCGCAGCCGCCTCGCGAATCAACAGGTCGATTTCTTTCTCGGTGTAGTCGGACGAGTTTTTGTACTGCATCGCGATCTTCATCAAGGCGTCTTCCTGCGCGCGGATCGCGTCGGTATTCGACCCTCTCGCACCAGTCTCCCGCCCAATGCTTGCGGTACTTTGCTCGCGCGCCCCGGTGCCCTCACGCAACCCCTGAATCTCGCGCTCAATGCCTTTGATCGTCTCCTTGGCAGCGTCGTTGGCAACCAACTTGACCTTGATCAGCGCAGCCTCGATGTCGAGCATCTTCAACTTCGCTTGCCCCTCGTCAGTGGTTGCGTTGATGCTCTTGCGTTTGATCTCAATGCTTTTGAGAGCTAAATCGGCCTCAAGACGGCGCATTTCCATTTCGAGTTTCAGCGTCGCGATGGCTTGCTCTTTGGCCTTGATCTCGTAGTAGGTTGCCGTCTCAACATCGCCGATGGCGCGTGCCTGCGCGGCCATTGACTGCGACGCCTGCTGCGCGACATTGCTCTGCGCAATGGTCAGTTGGAGGTTCGCCTGCGTGGCCTTAAACGAGAGTTCCAGCGCAGCGATCTGGTCGCGCAGCGCGTCCTTATACATCACAGTAGCCTGCGTCACCGCACGGCGCGCAGCCGCAACCTGTTCGTCCGTAGCCTTGCCATTCAGGGACAGCCGCTCGTATTCTTTCAGCGTTGCAACGGCAGCGTCCAACGCGGCCTTGTATTCGGCAACCTTGGCGGCGTTGTTCTCCAGGGCCTTGGCGGCGAGGTTGCGCGCGAACGCCTCGGCCTTCGCAGACTCGACCGCCTGCTTGGATTGCTCATTCTCAGCCTGACTCTTTACCAGCTTCTTGTCGATGGCGTCGATCTCGACTTTGATCTGGTCTACCGTCAGCTTGCGCGCAGCAGCATTGGCCAGTGTGAACGCTTTTTGCTGAGTCAGCAGTTCGACCTCTGTGCGGTGGGCAGCAGCAACTTTGTCCAGCGCCTCAACTTGCAGTCGGCTCGCCTCGACCGCCGCCGTTGCCGTCACGGTTTCCTCACCCTGCAGCCGTGCCAACTCGATCAGGGTGTCACCTTGCGTCTTCGCCGCTTTGGCCGACTTCTCCAGCGCGTCGGTCTGCGCCTCCTGGGTCTTCAAAACCTCGCCCATCGCGACATTGAATTGAACCTGCTTCGTGCTCAGATCAAGCGTGGCGTCGGCGTTGAGCTTCGCGGCAAGCGCCGTCATGGCATGCGCCTTGCCCGTGCCCTCAACAGCGGCTGCACTGGCCACGGCGGCGGTCGCCACGGTGCCCATTGCGGTTGCTGCGCTCTGTGCAGGGTCGATCAGCTTGTTCAGCGCATTGGCCTGCCCAGTGAGTCGCTTCGTTGCCGCCTCGGCGCTGTCGGCCATCAACTGCAGCGCCGCCTTGGGTTCACCTGTGAGTGCGAGCGCCATCGCAGCAGCACTCTTGACTACAAGAAAGAACGCCTCGCTCAATGTGCTCAAGCCGAGCGCAACGTAGCCGACAACGCCGCCCAACACCTTGAGCCCAAGTCCGAGAACCTGTGTCCAACCTGCGTCGCCTGCGCCCTGAGAGATTTCAGTCAGCGTGCCTTTTAGGCGCTCGAAGGTTGGGATAAGCCCGTCCGTCTCACCCTTCATGTCCCCGAGCGCCTTGGTGAGCGCGGGGAACATGTCACGCGCAGCAAGCCCTCCAGACTCAACCAGCCTATTAAGTTGCGCCTCAGTGATCCCCAAACCCTTCGCAACGAGCCCAAAACTTCCAGGGAGTCTGTCGCCGAGTTGTTGTCTCAATTCTTCCATTGAGACGACCCCCTTGCTAGCCATCTGGGCGAGGGAGTTGAGTGCGCCACCTACTTCATCGCTCGTCAGCCCCAGCGTTGCGCCTGCAGTGGTCAGCGCGCGGAATAGCGCGTTGCTTTGCTCCAATGGGATGTTCGCGGAATGCATGGACGCCGAGAACTTGACGAACTCTTTGCCCAGCCCGCCCACGGACACGCCTGCGTCGCTCGCGGCCTTGCGCAGAAAGTCGATCTGGCGCGCTGACGTGGTGGCGTCGCCGTAGATCGCGTTGAGGCCACGGCGCATCTGTTCAATCTGGGTGATCGAGTCGATGAACGCGCGCCCCATTTCCCCCACTTTGTTGGAGAGGTAGCCAATGGCGTTTGCTGCCACATTGCCTGCGGTGATCTGCCCCATGGACGAGGCGAACATCTTGGTCGCGCGGTCGGCCAGGGTGGTCTGTCCCGTGACTTCTCGCAACGACATTTCGAGTTGTTTGATCTGCCGCTGTCCGCTTGCGAACGCGGTATTCAACTCGCTGCCGGTGAGCCCGCCCTTGGTCTTGAGGATGTCGAGCGCGGCATTGACGCGCTGAATCTCGTTGCGCAACTCGTCGGCTGACCGCACACCTACCGTGCGGAACGCATTGGCGAGCACTTGGGCAGCGGCCTGCGCAGCCGACGCGGCGTCGCGCTCGGCCTTTTCCATGCGCGCGTAGTCGCGAACGATGCCGTCAGCCTCTGCCCGGCTGGCAGCTTCAAGCGCATTGCGCGTGCTGATCTGGATCAGCGCAAGGCGCTCATCCTCCTGCGCCGCGCGGCGAGCGGCGGCTGTGGCTTGCTCCTGCGCGATGCGCGCGGCGTCAAGGGCTTCCACCGTACCCATGTACGCCTTGAGCAACTGAACTTCTGCAGTGGCAGTATCCTTGGCCGCTACGCCCGCCTCGGACAATGCCCGCTGGCTCTCCCGCAGCGCCTGGTTGCGAGTTTCGATCTGGGCCTTTGCAGCGCCCGCCTCGCGCGAGGCGTCTTTGACGGCACTGGCAAGTGAGCGTTCCTCTGTCGCTGCCGCAGCCGTCGCAGTCTTGGCTTCGCGATAGGCTTCTGTCAGGTTGCGTAGATCGGTCTTGCCTTGGATGATCGCGCTGTTGAGCGCCTTCACCTGTCCCGTGTAGTTGGAACTCTCTTTCTCAGCCGCCGAGGTTTCATTCTTCAACTCGGCCAGGGCCTGCCGCTTGTCGAACAGCGCGCGCTGCGCTTCCATGACAGCAGCCTTCGCCTCGCGCTCGGAGTCGCGCAGTGCGGTCGTCTTGAATGACAACTCGGTGAGCTCCGTTCCCAGTTTCGCCGCGTTGACGGATGCGTCAGCTTCAATGACGGCCAGCCGCTCGACCTCGGCGCCGAGGTTGCGCATGTCCTCGGTCAACTTGGTCTGCTGACCCAGCTTGCCGATTTCCTCTGCAAGATGCTGGAACGCTGGTGCCGCGTCCCCGCCCTGCTTCGCCAGGGCCAGAACTTGCTCTTGCAGTTGGCGAACGCTATCGGTGCCTACGGTGGTCACCGATAGCGTCAGCGGGACATCATTTGTGCTTGCCATTTACTCACCCTCTGGAAATGAAAAAAGCGGGGCCAATGACCCCGCTTTCCATACGGTCGTGACCCAACCCTTAGATGGCGGCGTCGAGCAACTTGACGGTGAACGGCTCGGTCTTGCCGACAGGGGTCTTGAGGCGACCCGGCAGCGACAGCGCAGCAAAGTCGTTGGCCAGGAAGTTGAATGCCGAATCGGCAGCAATCACGGCCTCGTGCACGTCGACGATGCACGGCAGGCCATCGGCGAAGTTCTTGCCGTCCAGGCGGAACTTGGCGCGAACCTGCGCGTTGGTGCCGCCCGCGATCTGCGTGCCGGTGATTGCGTTGTAGGTGCCGGTGATGTGCAGCACAGCAGCATCGACAATCGCGCTGGATTCCAGCACCTTGAGCATGCCCAAGCGGTAGTTGATCTCGTAGTCTGTGCCCTTGACGTAGGTCGTCACATCGCCCACGTTCTTGACCACGAAGCCTGCAGCGACGATGTTCATGTGGCCGATCTCGACCCACGCGCCTTTCTTGCAGGTAACGGCCAGTGCGGTCATCGTGCCCGCGCCGACGTTGATGTCGGTCTTGGTGCCGAGGAACGCAGACACCAGTGTGTCACCAGAGATTTCCGCAAACTCGACAGTGAACTCAAACGGCTTGGGGATCGGCACGGACTCGATCACCTGACCGTAAGTCTCGCGACCCTTCGAGGTCATTTCCTTGAGGTCGACCTTGGGCTTGATTTCAAATTTGGTCGTCTCGATGGGACCGACGAAGTCCTCGAACAAGGCCGTGACAGGGTTGTATCGGCTGATGTAAAGGTCACCAGCGCCCAAGAAGCCGCGTGCAGCAGTCATAGAATCTCTCCAGTAGGTTGATGTCGCAAGTTGGACACTGAACGGGGGCAGTGTGGCAAAGCTGATTCGGTTTTACCAACGCCAAGATTTCGCTTACGGGTTGGTTAGGTCTTCGACGAACTTGACTGCGATCTCGATGCTCGCGCACACAATACCCACGCCGTCACCGCGCGGGCCAATGTCGCGACCCTTGTAGTCGACGCGGGGGACCATGCTGTTAAACGTCACACCATCCTTGAAGATCGCACGCTTCAAGTCCTTGATCAGTTCGTGCGCCTTGTCGTTGGGGTGGTCAGGGTGGCATGCGTGATATGCGATCAGCATGTAGCTCTGGCTGATCTCGGCGGTTGCCATTCGTCCAGGGCCTGCTGTAGGTGTATCGAGCCCTTCGACGACGACCACGCAAGGCACCTGGTGATCGTCGATGCGACGGCGACCGCGCAACACGTTGAGCCCGATGTCGGTACTGAAGCCGTTGGCGATGGTGATGGTTGCGACCCGCGCCGCGATCTCAATCGCGACAGCAGATGCTTGATGGATGGTGCTCATTTCAGAACCGCCTTCATGTGGTTGTTGACTTCCTCGACCAGCGTGTTTTCGAGGTTGTCGGTGACCTCGTCGATCATGTTGCGCGCCGTCGTGCGGAACAGTTGGTAGACGGATGGGCCGTACCTGTGCAGGTACGCCTTCTTGCCATCACCCTCGCGCGTGAACAACCCCACCGTCCCAGCATTTCGCAGCGGCATGAAGAACGCATTGGTGATCGGCTTGCGCCCACCGCGCGTGACCTCAACCGAGATACCCGCCGCCTTCATGCCAGGTGCGATGTTCCGCGAGTAGAGTTGATCGCCTCTCGACCGCGCCGGATGCTTGACAGGCTGTACCAGTTGCCGGGCGCCGTAGCGCGCCAAGATCGTCATGGACGACTTGTCACCACTGGCCACAATGCTGGCGCTGACGTTGTTCGGGTTCGTGGCGTGATTGACCGTCATCCGGTCGCGCACGTAGGTGTCGGTCAGGTTGATCGTGGCCAGCATGCGCGGGCGTGCCAGATCGTATGTCTCGTCGGCCACGGCGTTGACCGCGCGCATGGACGCCTCGCCCAGCGATCCCGAGTCGATACCACCCAAGGCTTCGCCCAGCCGCTCAATGCGGCTGATGTCGATCTCTACCTTGAATGCCGACTGGCTCATGGTCACACGTAGTGGTCGCGAAGAATGAACTTCATCGTGAAACCGTTGTCCTGGTGCAGAACGTCCAGGTCGTAGTCGCCGCCGTCTGCGGTTTGCAGGCGGTCCCCCACCATGGGGTTGTATTCCTTCGGGATCGTCGCAATGGATTTCTCCACCACCAGATCGCCGCGATAGGCTGCGGACTCGCTTCCGTAGCCGGTCAACTGCACGCCGTGCTTGACGTGAATGATGCGCGGGGGCGTAACAATTTCGCCCCGCAAAAGCGAAGCCTGGCCCAAGTGGGCCAGGACTCTACTTGTCAATCGGCTGAATGCCGACATTGGTTACGCCGCGCCGAGCTTGACGATGGCGGCAGGGCGAGTGCAGAGCGTCAGCGGGTTCGACTGCGCCTCGATGTCGATACCCTTGTTCATCGCGCGAGCTTCCTGCTTCGCGTACATGGGGACGCCCATCGTGTTAACGGTTTCCATGTAGTCGGCAGGGGCGAAGTTCATGACGAACAGGTCAGGCACGCCTTCGGGGATCATGTACGCATCACCAGCAGCAATGAAGTCTTGACCGTTCACGGCGCCTTTGTATTCTTCCCAGAACACGCCACCGAACAAGAAGCCTTCACGCAGGTCTTGGCGCTTGAACTCGCCGTTCATCCAGCGGTCGAATGCGGCATTCACATCTGCATGCTCGACGAACGAATCGAAGAACGAGGACGAGCACAGCACGCGCAAGCCAGAATACATCAGATTGCCAAGGGCGCTCTCAACCTTGCGCTTCGCGGCGACGACCTTCTGGCGAACCTTGGTTGTGGGCGTTCCGAGCACCATTGCCTGCGTCTGCTGCACTACGCCGAATGCGTTGAAAATGTCCAGCAATACCGTACTACCGTCCGCATCCAAAATCTGACCCTTGATCGCACCCATGCGCTGATACTCAAGCGTGGCGTCCAGGTTGCGACGCATGCGGCGCAGCTCCTTGTTCACCACGTTCTGCACGGATTCGAGTTCGCTTTCGGTGCCGAAGGCGCGCAGATTCTGCACTTCGTCAGCGTTCACGCCGCCGCTCTGGGGCAAGTGAACTGCCTTGAACGGGATCAGAACGCGCTTTTCCTTGGCGGCAGGCTTCGCAACACCGCCACGCTCACCGGACGGAACGAGACTGAGGGTCGAACCCTGCTTCTCAATGCTCACCGTCGTGGTGGTAATGCCTTCTTCGCTGAACAGGCCCAACTCGCCGAGGCGGGTAGGCTGGTGGGGCGCGTCGTTCAGCGCCTTGGTCAGCGACTGAACGCTGAAAGCGTCGCCGTTGAAAATGTCAAGTGATGCCATTTGAAAATCTCCTGATGTCGAGTTAAGTTGGGCCGGTGCGACGCTTACCGCACGATGACGCCGAGCGCCTTGAGGTCGGCCACGCCGGGGGCGTCCGAACCTGTCAGCGACGCGCTGCCGACTTCACAGTCGCGCACATGCAGAACGGCACGCGCATCGCCTGTGAAGGCGGGAAGTGCGGTGTAGAGGATGCCAGCGGCAACCTCAGTACCGTCAGCCGCTGCATTGCTGTAGGGCTTGTACTTGCCCGAAGCAGTCACTTTGCCCATGACAGTGCCAGAAACAATGGCGGCGCCCGTTTGGACTACCGTCACTTCTTCCCGGCTGCGCGTGCCGTTCGCTTCGGAAACAAGGTGCTCGCCTACGTGGCGACCTTCGACGAGATTGGTCATTTTTTCACTCCAGAGGTTGATCTGCGCGCAGCCCACATTCCGCTAGGTGTCACCGCCGAGGGCTGCGCGTCTGTGCTCGGCTTGATGCTCGTTTTGACTGTGGTGTCAATGTTGATGTCCGACTCGGCAAGGGCTGCGCACAGCGCAGCGCGGGCTTCGGCCACGGTCTTGCCACCCCTGATGAACTTCGCCGCATCGTCGGGGCGCTTCGCCACGGCGCACAGGGCGTTGATCTCGCGAGCCTCGCCCATGCGCGCCGCCACTTTGTCAAGCGTGTCCAGATTGTCGTCAAGCGCCCACAGCGCGGCGAAGTCGGCCATGCCGCCAGTCACGCACATCGTGACGACTTGATCTGCAAACGCGACAGCAGGGGTCGTCGGCGCAGGCTCGGCGTCGGGCGCCTTCGCAGTGAACATCGCGCGGATGTTCTCGGGCAAATGCTCGGCTTCAAACTTGGCAGTGGCCGTGATCGCAGGGCTCACTTCGTCAGCAAACCCAAGCGCCTTGCACTCGGCGGCGGTCAGGTAGGAGTCGCTGGAAAGCAGAGCCCCGATTTCCTCGGGCGTCTTTCCGCTTCGCGCAACGTAGGTCGCAGTCAGGCTTGCACCGATCTTGTCGAGGATGTCGGCCATTTCGCGCATGTCGTCGGCGTTACCCCACACGCCGTTCATGGGGTTGTGTACCATCATGAATGTGTTTTCCGGCATGATGATCTTCTTGCCGACCATGGCGATGTAACTCGCGGCGCTGGCCGCAATGCCCATCACAACAACGGTGATGTCTTTGCCCGAATTCTTGAGCGCGTTGAACATCGCGAGGGCGTCGAACACCGAGCCACCGGGCGAATTGATTTCGAGCGTGATCTTGTTCGACTCGATGGCGCGAAAGCTGGCGATGAAGTCTTTGGCGGTAACGCCCCACATGCCGATCTCGTCGTAGATCGAGATCGTTGCGGGTTTGTCGCCCGAGGCGGCTTTCACGGTGAACCAGTTGCGGGCCATATTGGTTATCCTTGTCTAATGCTGCGAATTGTGCTGAGGCGATCTGCGTATTACCAACGTCAAGATTTCGCTACTCCCTCGGCCAGGTGTCGGTCAGGGTTTGGATGTCGGAGACGTGGCGCGAAGCCTTTTCTCCCAAGTCTCGATATCGCGCTGCACACTGATTGAGTAGTTCACTGGCGGCAGTGGCTCGGACAATGCAGGCATCGTGACTTGCACCGGCCTCTCGCAGGGCTTGCTCGGCAGCGTGTGACAGCCCGACAAGAGCAAGACGACTGCCGTCAGCAGCGCGCCGTAGATCAATGCCACGTCCCACCGCTGCGGCTTGGGCAGCGGTGGCAGCGGTTTGGCGGCGGTTTTCCAGAGCACGGAGCTCGCGCTGCGCAGCAATGTCATGAGCGGCTTGTTCTTCAACACGGTGTTTCTCCTTGGCGTCGTAGCGCCACGATTGGACTTGCCAGGCGGTGAGCCCTGCGGCACTGGCCGAGATCAGAGCGGCGATGATGAGCGGGTTCACGACACTTCCACGTCGCTGTGCCATGGCGGCAGATCGACCGTCTGCCCAGCAAGCGCGTGCGTGCAGTCACCCAGGAACTGGATTCGGCCATCGGTCACAAAGCTATGGCAGACCGAGGGAGCGTTTTCGAACTGCACTGGCTGACCACCCTCTGGGCGCGGGCATCCAGCGCCGCGCCACGCTTCAAAATCTGCCCGACCCTTAGCTGTGAATTCCCGTCCAGTGACAAGCACGCTTGGCGTGAACGTGGGCTTGTGCACGTCGCCGTTCCACCCCCAGCGTGGCCCTGGTCCTGCGCCGTGCTGGATAGCGTGTACGCCGTCGCAGCCAGGGCACCAGAACAGCAACCTGTCATCGGTTGCCTGACGCAGAATTGGTGACAGCGCGCTCATTCGAGTTCACCCCGGCACATGGAGCGCTCTACCTTGCGGCGCTCAACCAGCCCGGGGAGCGTCCTACCGCCAGCCGTCACCCAGCGCGACAACTCGTCGCACGCGGTGGGGTCGCGCGCCTTGAGCTTGCGGGCGAACGTGGATCGGCAGAATGCTCCGGTGCCGACGTTGAATGCGAAAGACACCGCAGCCGCCATCTGGCCGGTCGGTAGCGGACCAACGCACTCGACAACAGGCTCGGCGTGCGCAAGCAAGTCCTGCAGCAACAGCGTTTCGCACTCCTGCGGGCTGTATGGACGCCCCAACACTGCGGTCCTGGTATGGCCAGTACAGGCGGTGACGATGCCGATGGGGTCTTTGTAGCCGCGAAGAATGGTGCCCTCGAACTTGGGCACGTTGACCATGACCATTGCGAGCGCCGGGGCGCCGATCAGCAGCGTGAGTCGCTTCTTGATGTCCATGTCACTTCGGCGG